TACATATATTTCATTACATATATATAATTCTCCATCCTTAAAGCCAATTCTAAGTACTACATTTGCATGGTTAAATCCAAAGTCTTGTGATAACCTCATATTGTCAAAATACTCAAATTCTGTAGGAAATTCATGTATAACATAATTTTTAAGTATTGCTCCACCAGTTTCTCCCCATTCTCCAAGACCATAGACTTTGTACCCTTCTGGGTCTTGCTCTTTTCTCATTTGCATTCTTCTGTAGTAAGCCTCATCTATGAATCTATTTTGTAGATAAGTACTATGATGAGTAAATATATCATCATTTTTATAGTCAAAATACTTTCTTTTTATCCAATGAGTAGCTGAGACTGGATTAAATGTAAATGTCATTTGATAGTATAGGTTAGGATTAGTTAAAATACCTCTTAAACGGTCATCTAGTATGTCTATGTCACTTTCCATAAGTTCTGTAGCTTCTTCACACCAAACCCATGTTAATTTTCCTTTCGAGAAGTTAATTGATTTTAATTTTTCTCTTTGTTTTGCATCATTAACTCCTCTGAAAATTATAGAGTTACCAGTAACTTTACTCTTAATTTCTAAAGGATTTAAAGTAGTTTTCCAATACTTATCAGCTTGTTTACCATAAATACGATTTATAGCTCCTGTAAGCTCTGCATACGTTGAATACTTATGTGTAGCTTCTGACTTTCTAACTACTAATAGATTAGCTCCTTGATACTTCTTATCTCCTAACTTTAGTATATAGTCTTGTGCTACATTAACAGATTTTCCACTCCCTGCTGAACCTTTCATTGCTCTGTATCTTTTTTTAGTAAAATTAGCTTCCTTGAAATCTGGATTAAAATTTACTCTAACTATCATTTCTATCACCATAATCTACACTTATTTTCAACTCATCATCTCCAATATCATCTTTACTTAGGTTATCAACTTCACATTTCAACTTCTCAACTCTTGTTTTCTGCTCCTCTGTAGCCAAATTCCAATCCTTATGAATCATTTCATCATACTGTTTAATTAAACTTCTAAGTTCACTCATAGCTCTACTCTGTGCATTAAGAAAAGATGCTTGCCTATCCCATGCAAATTGAAATTCATACTCTATCTTCTCACCATTTTCTGTGCTTTCATATTTCTTTAATTCTTTAACCATTTCTTCCTTGCCTTTAACATACATTATCTTCTGTGCTCTTATTATTGCTGCGTATTGAATTGTTATCTGTTCCCAAAGAATATCAAATTTATCTTTTATAGATATTTCTTGTATCAATTCCCTAGTTTCTTCGGGTAGATATTTTGAGAAGAAACCAAACTTTTCAGCGTTCTTATTCTCTTTTGGAGCACCATGACCAACTGAATTTTTATTAGAAAAGGGTGCACCTCTTTTATTTATAGGTGCACCCTTCTTTTTTTCACTAGCCCAGTTGTATCTTTTTATCCATGACTTTAAAGTGTTTAAGCTAATGTCATACTTTGATGATATTTCCTTTTGTTTCATTCCTTTTAAGTAATCTTGTTTTACCTTTTCTTTGACATCTTGCACATCACCACCTCTTTATTTGTTTGTTTTGGCTATAATAAAGTTGTTTTTTTCAGTTCCAATTACCTCAATTTCACACTTAAATTCCATATTTCTTTTAAAAAGAACTATCGAGTTAATAATTTCTCCTGTAGAAAGTGCTTCTAACTTAGAGTTATATACTTTGTAACCCATAATATTTATAACTGGATTTAAATAAATTATATTGTTGGATATATATATATATCCAACTAAAAACATCATAAAAATTATTATAAAAACATCTGTTATCCTGTTCAAACTTAATCCCATACATGATATTAGATATATCGATATATAATTAAAAAAATAATTTACGGTTTCATCTTCAAAACTAATAACTTTATAATGTTTTTCCATCTTAACATTTTTTACTTTTACATATAGATATATAAAAGATATTACTAATAAAACTGTTAATATAGCAATAGCATAGTCATTTATTCCATCAAATAGAATAATATTACTAGATATATGTTTAAACTTTCCATCTATAGTTGTTCTTTCAAGTATATTTTTCCCTATCATAAGTATATATAATGGTATATATGATGACAAAAATAACATTATTTTATTAAACATAAATTTCACCCTTTACTCTTATTCAAAGGCTTTTGCAACTTTCTTTTCTTGTGTTAATGATGTTATCACATAATGATCAAGAAATAAATTTAAAATCAATGGTATGTTAGATTTATTTTCATATTCTATAAGACCACTACTATCAGTATTTAATTGCAGTTTATGAAAAGAAATTACATGTTTAACCTTATCCTTATCAATATTTTTCAATATATCTGAATTCAAAAGTTTTGCTAATCTTGGTAGATACCTTCCATCTTTTATACAATCTTCAATAAAAGAAGTTTCCTTCGTAAAAATATATTTTATCTTTTCTTTATTTAAGTCAACTAATTTTTTGTATGCTTCATCAAATTTAAAAATTTTTCTGAAATTCGGTTCATTAAATATAAAATAAGACCCATCATATAAAAAAGCATCTACATATGAACTTATAGTTAATATATCATCTTTGATTAGTTTTGGCTTTTTTGAGTTTAGTGTATATTTATAAGTATTCTTAAGGGCTTTTCCAGGATGAATATATCTGCTAAATAAGTATAGTTTTTTATTATTAAAATAAACTTGTATAACTACAAAGTTTAACTTTTCAAAATTCACTAAGTCGCCAATAGTATTAAAATTATTTTGCTCTAAAGTAATTTCTTCTATAATGTCTTTACTAAAAAAAACATTTTTCTCTTCAATTATATATGTTTTTTTATTATCAGATACTTCAAAGTCGTAATTACTAAAATCATTTTTCTTTACTTCTTTTTCTATATTATCCATACTTGTTTGTACAACTGGCATTATATCATCTTTTGATATATTGGCCATGTAGCCCTTAAATTTTTTATTTTTTCTCTTAACATTTGAGTTTACAAACATTACATTAATTTCTAAAGATTCTTTTTGTACATTTTTATAATCTATTAAGATTTGTTCTATTTTTTTTATTGAATTATTTAACACACAAATCCCCCCTCTAAATCATAAAATTCAACTTTAAAGGTTAATATCCTTCAAAAACCATTCGACAGTTACAAAATAATTCTAAATATTACTAGTTCCTACAATATTGTTTACTTTATTTCCTATTAAAAATTGACTTAAGTCTTCATTCTAAAGATAATTCTATCTCTTTAAAATCATTCCCAGATGTACAATCTATTATTTTTATTCCACCTACATATTTATGATTTAATTTATAATCATATATTTCTTTATAATATCTAAGTTTACTTTCGAAGTTTGTATTTTGAATAATTATTATTTCTTCACTTGGGTATTCTGTTATATTTATTTTTAAACTTATATATTTTTTATCTAACAACTTTGCTTTACAAAAGATTTCCTCTAGATTAATCATATCCATTTTTTATTCTCCTTCGTTTAAAAAAGAAAAAGACTAAGTCGGGGTAGCTTAGTCTTTTTAAAGGGGGAATATATTATACACTTGTTTCATACTATCATTATAACTTATATAAAATAACAATAAAATATCATCATTTTATCACAGTTTTATTTTTAGACCATCTACTCCAAATAGGTATATTCCAAGTTCTTTAACCATTTCATTTACCCAACGTCTTACTGTTGCTACTCCACAATGTAAAAGCTCTGCTATATCCTCATATGTCTTTTCTTTAAAAAAATATAACTCTAAGGCTTTGTATTTTTCTAAGGACTGCAACTTATTTTGTGTTACTTTTAATGTTTCTAATGCCATATCTATATGTGCTACCATAATTAAGGTTTTTGCCTTACTTCTTTTGATACTTAATATATATAAATCCTCTATATCTAGACATAATAAATCATCATAATCACTTTTAACATCTTCAATGTCACTAATAGAATTTGCAATATGACTTTTTAAATCGTTATAGTGCTTTAACAAAAGCTTAGTATTATGAAAGACTTCTCTTTTTTTATTTTCTTTTTCTTCTTTTCTTAACTCTCTTACAATTTCTTTTATACTTTCTTTATCCACTTAAATCACTCCTTCTTGCTCTCTTCGAACAACTTCTACTGCAATACTTAACTTTAGATTTATCCAACTTATAAAATCTTCTACCACACCAAGCACATCTTACTATTTTACCTGGGCTTATAAGTTCCATCTTTTCTTTTTACTTTCATACCTTCACTCCCTATATTCTTTTAATTTTGCTTTGACTGCTTCAAGTAATGCACTTTGTCCTTTATCTTTATTCTCTAGAGCCTCCATTACTTGTTCATCTATTGTACCTTTACAGATTAGATGATGGATAATAACAGTTTCCCTTTGCCCCTGTCTATAAAGCCTTGCATTGGCTTGTTGATACAGTTCTAAGCTCCAAGTTAATCCAAACCAAACAATTATACTTCCACCTGATTGTAAATTAAGTCCATGTCCTGTACTTGCTGGATGACAAAGTAATAATTGTATTCTTCCATTATTCCAATCATATATATCTTTTGAGTTTTCTATTGTTCTTGGTTTCAAACTCTTAAACTCTTTCATTAAACGATTATAATCATGTTTATAGTTATAAAAAACTATAATAGGCTTACCATTTGAAATATCTATAATTTCTTTTAAAGCTTCTAATTTTTCTCTATGGAGTTCCTTTACATTTTTATCATTATCATAAATTGCTCCATTAGCTAATTGTAAAAGTTTATTTGCTGCTACAGCTGCTGATGAAGCTGTTATTATATCTTTTTCTAATTCTAATATCTTCTCTTTTTCTAATTCTTTGTAATATTTAAGTATTTTACTATCAAGGTGTATTTCAATTTTATTATCTATTTTTCTAGGCATATTCAAATAATCTTCTGCTTTTAAGCTTATACAAATATCTTTTATTTTATTATGTATTGCATTTTCTGCTCCATCTTTAGGCTGCCAATTATATATAGCTCCTGTTTGATAATTTTTTTGTCCTGGCTCAAAGTATCGTTCTTTATATCCTGTAATAGTTTTACCTAGTCTTTCACCTCTATCAAGTAAGTACATCTGTGCCCATAAGTCTATTAAACTATTTGGTGTTGGTGTACCAGTAAGCCCAACTACTCTTTTAGTTAAAGGCAATACTTTCTTTAAACTTTTAAATCGTTGTGCTTTATTTGATTTAAAAGAACTAAGTTCATCTATCACAACCATATCAAATGGCCATTTTCTTTTATAAAAATCCACTATCCAGGGTACCATTTCTCTATTTATTATATAAATATCTGAGTCTGTACTTAAAGCTCTCACTCTATCTAATTTACTACCAAGAACTTTAGATACTTTTAGATGCTTTAGATGTTCCCATTTTTTTACTTCACTACTCCAGGTATCTCTTGCAACTCTTAAAGGTGCTATAACTAAAACTTTTGATATATCAAAGTAATCATACATTAATTCACTTATAGCTGTTAGAGTACAGACTGTTTTACCTAATCCCATATCTAATAGTAAACCTATATTATTATTATCTATAGTTTTTCTAATTGTGTATTCTTGGTATGGATGTGGTTTAAATTCCATCCCTTAACCTCCTTGATAAAATCATCTATCTCTTTTAATGTGCTTACACACTTAACTTTAAATCCTAATTCTCTTAATTCTCGCATTTTATATTGTTGAAGCTTCCTTGGTTTTTTACCTGGTGCTTTAAGTTCTACAAATATAACATGTCCTTCTGGTAATAAGACAATCCTATCTGGCACACCTGCCTCTCCTGGTGAAATAAACTTCATAGCCTTTCCACCTAACAACTCAATCTCTTTTTTAAGTCTTTTTTCTATTTTTGATTCTAACAAAATATCACTTCCTTAAATTTAGGTGTCTACAATGTCTACAGATTTTCTATATATATGTATATATGCATATTAGGCATACATATATATATACATATATGCCTAATATTACTTTTATTACTTTATATATAATTTTTGTAGACATTGTAGACGTTAGTATTCCATACATTGCAATATCTATATTTTAGGTGTCTACAGAAGTGTCTACAAAGCCATTTTTTCTGTAGACATTGTAGACACCTACCTATTTTACATAAATTTAGTAAAACTTACTTTGTAGACACTATTTTGTTCTAATATATGCTCTTTGTTTACCATACACTTTTCCAAATCTTAGATGACTACTGTGTGGCTCCCATCCATCTAAACCTTTTAATATGTCATTAATTTCTCTTGATAAGATAGGTGTGAGTTGTTTAGGTTCTCCATTAAATAGCTCAACCCATATCTCCATAACACACGTTTTTTCTCTTAATATTGTCCCTTCTTTTAAATCACCAAAATCTGAACCATGAATATATTCTCTCTTTTCTGAAATACTTAAATCATACCAATTCTTAGTAATAGGTTTATTTAGATACTCTTCGATAATTCCAGATTTAGCATTTTCTTCTGAGTGAGTTCTTTGTTGTCTTTCAGCTTCTTTTTTCTCCTCATCTGATAGATATAGCTGTTCATTGGCTTTATATAATTCTACTGCTTCTGCCCAAATTTGATTTCTTTCATTATCAAGTTGGCCATTAAATATACTCTTGTTAATCTTCTTTACTCCTGTATCTATTGGCCAAAACCTTCTATTCCCAGTCTTATCTCTTAAAAATTCTTTATCATTAGTTGTTCCTATAACTACACATTGACGTAAAAATCTTGAGGTTCTCTTCCCATATGCGACCCTATATATATCCTCTGATTTGCTTAGAAAATGCTTAACTGCCTCAATATCTGCTTTTTTAGTAGCCATCATTTCACCCATTTCCAGCAACCATACTCCTTGTAATTGTTCATACGCTTCTTTACCTTGTACAGTAGTTAAACTATCAGAATACCAGTCTCCACCAAGTTTTTTAATAAAAGTACTTTTTCCCATTCCTTGAGGACCAGATAAAACCATCATATTATCAAACTTTATTCCTGGATTAAATACTCTTGCTACTGCTGCTACTAAAACTTTTCTTATTATAGTCCTTGTATAGTGGTTATCTTCTGCACCTAAATAGTCAATTAAAAGTGTATCCACTCTCTTAATGCCATCCCACTTTAAAGAATTTAAATAATCTTTTATAGGATGAAAAGTATTATTTTCAAAAGCAATTATTAGAGCATCATTTACTTTTGATGGTGATGAGATATTGTAAATTGTTTCTATATGATGTCTAAGCCCAGAATCATCACTATCATTCCAATCATTTAATTTATCATCTTTTCTCCAAGGTAACTTACCTAAAACGACAGCTCTATTTGAAAATTCATTATAAGCTATTTTTCCTTTCAAATATGGGTCATTTTCTATAAACATTAAGATATTGTTTGTTGTTTTCTTATAACTTCCCTTATTGTCATAATCTAACCTAGTTAACCATTCATCATCTTCAAAATCTATATCACCAAAATCATCCTTAGCTTTATCAAGGTTTTCTCTTCCTATAGTCTTTCGTACTTTAGTGTCACTGCTTGCAAATTCGCTCATTCGAGTAAATGAAGGTAATCTGTTTACAGGCGTTTCGGGTTTAGCATCTTCATCAAGTTCACCAAATTTATGTATCCTAACTAAATCAAAAGCATTGCATAAAATTCCGCTTGCTGGGTCTGTACCATGATGACTATATGAAAACTTGTCATCATAAATAACTACTCCACCACTTGTACTACCTTCTGAATATGTATACCTGGTTTCATCAATACCAGGAATATATACTTCATTTAAGAAAGTTTCTATAGTTTCTTTTATACTATAGGACCTGCAAAATGCACCTATAATTCCAGCCTTTTCAATAGGGTCTTGTTGTTTTTTTAATTGTGTATTAAACTTTTGCCTCTCCCTCGAACTTTCTGGCCAATAGCTTACATCGGTCCAGTCTAAATATAAATCTAGTATTTCATTTGGGTTTAAAAACTCTCCATCTTGAAATTTAAATATATAGTCTCCATCAATTGAAGTACTTGGAAAATACATAAGTCTATGAGGTTGATATGTAGTATCATCAAACATATCTATTCCTATAATATCTGCTATCATCCTGGAAATTGCTTGATATTCTTCTGGTAGTACTGGTCTAGTTAAAGGTATTACAAGTCTATATCTGGGATTATTCTCAGTATGTGAGTGCGTAGAATACATAAGACAAGCATAATCATTTAATAATGTTATATCCTCCCATATATCTTTATTCGCATAATCTATATCTAAAGTTATAATACTTCTATTTGCAATATTCTCTGCTTTTCGTCTTCCATTTTTTAAGCTTCCACCTACAAATCCACCAACATCTTTAACTCTATCTTTTTCAGTCTTTGACATCTTCCTATATTCTGTATATGTTTCTTGAGTTCTTAATGTTTTACTTAATCTATTTACAAGTTCGGACCATAAAATACTTTTATTTTTCCAATGTGTTTCTAATTTATTTTTTCCTATGGCCAGCATGAGTTGGCCATCATGTCTTACATTTATGTGTTCAATTTCACTGGCCTTTATATCCATAAATCAATCACCTAGTCTTTCTTATAATAATCACATTCATATCCATCTGCTTTAAGAGGAAGACCTTTAGCCCAAGATATTTCTTTTCCCATAATACTGTTAACTTCTTCTAAAGAACCTCCTTTTTTATCTACATCAATTACAAGCTCATCATGTACATGCATTACAATGCTATAACCTGCATCTGTCACATTAAACATAGCCTCTCTTAAGCAATCTCTAGCTGTAGCTTGAACAATATTCTCAACTAACTTAGGTCCATAAGTATCTATTCTTTTCCATTGTTTACTTGTCTGTTCCATACCTTCATATGTTATCTTATCCCCACTAAATGTAGTATGAGGCTCTATCTTAGGTCTTAGATATGATAATCTTCTACCACTTGGTAGTTCTATAAATAAAACTCCTGGATTATAAATAAATTTAATCCCATGTTGGAGTTTTACTATAGTCCTATCTTTTATGGCTTTTTTAGCTGCCTTATCTACATCCCACCAAAATTTAGTTATATTTGGATTAGCATTTCTCCATGTTGTTACAAGAGGTTGAAGCTCGTCTTCATCAAGACCCATTTTTATAGCCCCCATTGATGTTAAAGCTCCTATGCTTCCTCCATATCCAAGAGCTAGCTCTGAAATCTTACCTTTTTGTCTAAGTTCAGAACCTTTTTTAATATTTTCGATTGGAATTTTAAACATCTGACTGGCACTAGCTTCATATATTTTTCCATGAGAATTAAACACATCCAGTCTCCACTTCTCACCTGCAAGCCAAGCTATAACTCTAGCTTCTATTGCACTAAAATCTGACACTATAAATCTATGACCTTCACTTGGTATAAAAGCTGTCCTTATCAATTGACTTAAGACATCTGGTACACTATCATATAAAAGCTCTATTAAATCAAAATCTCCTTCTTTTAATAGGTTTCTAGCTAGGTCTAAATCCTCTATATGATTTTGTGGTAAATTCTGTACTTGTACTAATCTTCCTGCCCATCTACCAGTCCTATTAGCCCCATAAAACTGTAGTAGACCTCTTACTCTATTGTCATTACCTTTAGCTAATTTCATAGCCTCATATTTCTTTATAGAAGTTTTGGACATTAATTTTCTAAGTTCTAAAATTCTAACTACATTTTCATCATCAACTTGTTTTAATATTTCTGGAATACTTTCTTTTGTTAGGCTTGTAATCTCAAAGCCAACTTTATCACTTAACCATTTTTTTAATTGAGCTGGACTATTTGGATTATTTAGACCAGTTATTTTAATTGCTTCTTTTGTAAGTTTTTCAGTATATCTTTTATCACATTCTATTGCATTCTCTATTAACTCTGTATCCACTTTAATACCAGTATCATTAATTCTCTGGTCTAAATACCATAATTTAATTTCTCTTTCGGTAGTCTTATACTTACTAAGTTTGTTTCTTATTTCTCTTTCAACTACAACATCTTGTTTACAATATTCTTTAAATTTATTCCATTTTTCCATATCATGTATTGGTAAATTTCTAGTTCTTCCCTTGTTAACTTTTGTAGCCTTACAAGGTTTACAGAAATATTGTATTAATGCTTTACCTTCTTTCATTTTCTGTTTATCTTCATTAAACTTTAAAGCCTTAGACACACTATCTAAACTTCCTGGAAGTCCTAGTGTTAACGCCTTTATCATTGTACATGACCACTCATTTGGTTTTAAATTAATATTTAAAAATTTACTTATTGCTGTTCTTTCAAAATTAGCATTAAATGCTGATTTTATAACTTTATTATCATTTAAAGCTTCTATTACTTCTTTTGGTAACTCTTCATCATTTACTAAATCAATAACTTTTACCTCTTCATTATCAAAAGCATAGGCAAATAACAGTATCTCAAAATTAGCAGAGTCTACATATCTGTAGACTCCAACTTTTTTTATATCTAAATCACTATATGTTTCTATATCAATTGATAAGGTCCTCATTAACTTAAGAAGTCCTCTTCTTCATCTTCATATTCAAAGTCATCTGAGAAATCTGCTTCTGCACTAGCTCTAGCTCCTCCAAGTACTTCTCCATCTGCTAACTTTTGAACATTTTGTAAGCCACAACCTATTCCTTTATTTCCTGCACTATTATATGGGAAAAAGTTTATACTAACTCTTCCATAACAACCACTATATACCTCTGTATTATCTAATATTTCATTTAAGTCTTTATCAACTATTCCTGGCTTTTGAGTACTATTTGCATTTAAAAAATACATTCCTACATATTCCTCTGCTTCATCAGCTCTTTCTGCATCTCCATCACGAAGAGGTGTTTTTAAATTACCTGGTAATTTTCCACCCCATTTAGAAGTTTTACCTTGTTCTTTAGCTGCATCAATAGCCTTCTTTATTCTTCCTAAAGTCACCTTATCTGATTTTGGTATTAAAATACAAACTGAATACTTGGGCTCTGCACCTTCTACCATTGCTCTGCTTTTAAAGATATTGCAATAACTTAATCTTACCTTTCCTGTTACTACCTTTGTTGATTGTACTGAATTACTCATAATTTTCTTCCTCCTAATATTTTTATATTTGGTATATTGATTTTATATTTGAAGTTATTTCTCCAAATTTATCTAAATCTCTAACTTGCTTACTAAACAATTTAATTCTTCCACAAATAACTGTTGAAGAAACATTTAATAACTCTCCTATATCAGATATCTTTTTATCTTGTAAAATCCAATCTACTATTTTATCAATATCTTTTAAATATGACTTTCTTGCAATTTTTCTTATATAATCAACATCATAGTTAAATTGAATTTCATAAAATCCATGTATATCTTTTAATGGTCTTTTACTATCTTCAAATACACTTACATCTAAACCTTCTATAGAGTTTCTATAATGTTTTTCGCCATAACGCAAAGCTTTAAACATTTCTATTCTTATGTAAGAAACAGCCACTGTAGAAAACTTGCCTCTGTTACTATCATAATTTAATGCTGCTTTATATAACCCAATACATCCTTCTTGATAAAACTCTTCATATAAGTATGGATGTTGCTCTACATAAGACTTAAAAAATCTATTTATACTAAAATGTACAAGATTCAAATTATTTTCAACTAGTTTAGTTATTTCTTGATTACTCATAAAATTATATCCCCTTTTAAATCTTTTTATAGCTACTAGGAATTAAATATTTTTAATTATCCTTTGCTCTTACTGATACAAAGCATACTGGACTAACTTTTATATGTTCTGGTATATACACTCTATCAAGATGATTGTCATTTACTTCGAGGAAAGTTGACATCACTTTATCCTTTATTAAACTCTCTCTTTTAAAATCCATCACTGTAACTTTTGCATTTTCTTCAGTTGAGTTATATTCTGTAATATTTAGTCTCTTTAACATATCTAGTAAATTATCTTTTTCATAATCTAAATCTTTTTCGATACTCTTTTTTCTCTCCTTTAAATCTAAAATTATACTTATGCTTTCATCTAATTTATCTTTTATACCTGCATCTAATGGCATGTAATATCCCCCATTTATATTTCAAAATCTTTTTTCGCTGAATCTATACTATTAATTTCTGACCTTTTATCACTTTCTACTACTAAAGTAGCTTTTCCAACTGGTTTTATAATTAAATCACTTAGTAGTTTAGCAAAACTCTTTTTACCTATAGCTTTCTCCATATCACTAATTCCTTTTAAGGTCCTTGGCTTATAAATTTTTTCTTCATCATAATCTGAATTTAATAAAACCTTAGCAACTTCTTGCTCATCTACATACTTTCTATTACTTCTGCCTTCTACAAGCTTATATCCTGGATATTTAACACCATGCTTTTCAGCTTGTTCTAGTGCATAACTTTGAACATCCTTTAACCAATCTTGTATATTCTTAGCAAAACCTAAAATATCTGCTATCTCATATTTATTAAGAGCAAATGTGTCAGCAAAATCATATTTTCTAGCTAGTTTAAGGTTATCCTCAGCTCTTTTTCTGCAATCATTTTTAGCTCTACAAAATCCACAATGACTACCACTTACAAACTCTCCTTCACCATTAAAAGCCATTTGAGCCTTCTTCTTAACATTATCTGCCCATGTAAGTAATTTAGTAACTTCTATTTCTTCACTTGATATGTTATCAAGTCTAGGTTGAATTATTGTTGTTTTAATTAAATCAATATCGTATAGCATTTCAAACTGATTATATGCCCCTAAACCATATAGTCTAAGTTGAGGATTCTCTATAGCTGAAACTTCTAAACCTTTTCCATACTTTAGGTCTATAACTTGAAGTATACCATCAGATATTACAACAACGTCTCCTGTTCCAAATCCTTCTGGAACCCACTCACTAAAATCGAGTCTTTCTTCTAACATCACTATTACATCATCACATATAGCTTTACTATCATTTACTAATTCAACTACATTCTCAACATAAGATTGTATATAGTCCTCCATTTCAGAGTTATAATACTCACTTTTCTGTATCTTTTTAATTCTTGCATTATATGCCTTTTTACTTATTTTTTCATACTCTAGCATTAATTTAACTTCTGCTAATTCATGTGCAACTGTTCCTTCTTCTGCATATATACTAGTTGATGGTGGATAGTTTTCTTCTAATTTTATACTAGGAGTGCAGTGAAGCCATCTATGGGCTCCACTCGCACTAAGTCTTGCATGTTGTAATGGCATTTATGTACCCCCTATAAACTTTCTAATTTGTTCATAAAAGCTGAATAATCTTCTTCTTTTACTTCACTTAACTTACTAGCTCCAAATTCACCAAATAACTCCTTAAGCTTATCCTTCTTACCTGACTTACTTACTTGTGCTGCCTTAGTTCTTACCTCTTCTTTTGTGTATTTAACTTCACTAGTTGTATTTTCATTATTCTTTTCTATTTCTTCCTTTGCTTCTGCTATTTCTTCTTTAACGTCTTCTTTTACTTCTACCTTTTTAATCTTTTCAGCTTTTTTAACTTCAACTTTCTTCTCTTCTTTCATATCTGTTATATTTATAGGTTCTATCTGCATTGCTTTTCCTAGATTAAGACCTCCTAAAGCATTCGCCACTACTAATAGTGCATTTGTAAATTCTGGTGCTTCTACTTTAACTTTTACATTTACATTAACTTCAACCATTTTAAATATCTCCTTTTTGTGTTATACTTTACTTGTGTTATATTTTATTTTTTATTTTTTTGTGTGTTGGTTATTTTACCAACACTTTTTTATTTAATATTCCAACCGATATTTTCTTACCAGTTTTAATATCTTTAAATACTATATCTGCTATAACTTTTCCATCTTTTTTAAGAGTTACTACATTCTTATTATTAGTATCAAGACTCAGCAATTTCATCCCCCCTCTCTACTGCTTTTAAAAGTTCATCCAAATTTTTACCTTGATTTCTTTCAATAAAATCATCAACTTCATATCTTGAAATTTTTCTACCATCACCTCTAACTAGTGATTTTATCAAACCTGTGCTTACTAACCTACGCATAAAAGCTGTATCTAATTTTAAAATTCCCCTTGCTTCTTCTACTGTTATTAGATAATTTGGATAACCTCTTTTTATTAAAACAACTATATCTTTAGGCTCCAGTACCTTTACCTTTTGTTCAATAGTTTGACTCTTAACTCTATCTGTCTCTTGTTTACTTATCTCTATTTCTATTAAGCTTTTTAAGCTATCACTAAATCTTTTAACTATTTCATTTGTGTTATCCATTTTTTAATCCCCTCATTATTATCAAAATATTCTGTTTTTTATTTTCCAACTAATTCATCTAAGGTAACATCTAAATAGCCAGCTATTTTTATTAATGTGCATATAGTTGGATTTTTAATATATCTAAAAGTTCCAAATTTTTCTCTATAAAGTAGATACTTTTATTTTTGTGGTGTTTTTTGTATGGGTTTATTAAGCTCTATCTTAAAAACATCACAATCTTTTATAGCTCTATAACCGTTTTCATTCAATAAATCTACTAATGTTGACTTCCCTCTTGGTAATTGTACACCCCCAACACATATAATCATATTTGCATCAAGCGCATCCATTAAATGTTTTATCTCTCTTTTACTTAATAAAGGTTTTAAGAATTCTTTTACTTCTTTTTTTTCTTTTACTCATGTTTTGTCCTCCCTATTTTCTCTAATTTAAAATTAAATTAATTGTATTTAATCTTTACTAGTAAAATACTTTTATTATTCATGTACTTCATAAAATAGTGTGTTTAACATATATAGCAAAGGACTATTTTTATCTATAACTAATTCTTCTTCATCTTTAATGTAAAATTTTATTAAGTCTTCATCTATACAATAAGTTATATAATTATCTTCGCCCATGCACATACCTACTTCTTTTTCTATCTTATTTTGGTCTGCTATTTTTATATCTGCTATTGTATCAAGAGTATCTACTATTTTATAAAATATCCTTTCTCTAGCACTCAATTCGTTACTTTCTTCTTTTATATAAGTAAGATATTTTATTAATTCATCTTCTTCTATATCACCAAAGAATTTTAACATAAACTTAAAAGTAAAATCATCAAAGAATTTTTCATCCATCTCTAAGTGTTCAAAATTCATTTTCTTATAATGCCATGCTACTTTTGATGCAATCTTATCCAATATGTTTTTATTATCTTCTATATCTTTATCACTAAGTGAAATTCCACAATCAATACCTATTTTATTGTTAATGCTATTCATAACTTTCTTAAAATTATTTACCATTTCTAATTCCTTATCTGTTAAGTCTATCTCTCCATCAACTGTAACACCTACTATATCCTCATTTATAGCACTCACTATTCTATTATTTTCTTTCATTTTCTTATTCCTCCTTAAATTTTTTATATTTATACAACCTAATCCTTTTAAAGGATTCGCTTTTTGGATGACTATTAGTCATAACTGAATTTAATTTTCAAAACTTTTTAGTGCTTTTTCTAGAACTGGAATTACATTCTCATAATATCTAAAATTAGGTACTTGTTTATCTGAATATTTAGCTTTATCCCACACTTTAATCCCATATTCTTCTGTTTTTAGATTGTAAGCATTTGCTAATCCTCCAACTTTATTGGCTGAGATACCTAACATCTTACCTATATCTGTAGCTGAATAAGTTTTTTTCTCCATTTTAGGTAGTGGTATTAATGTTTCTCCAGAAAGTAATTCAGTAGTCTTTGAATACATAATCTGTTTATATTCTTTTATATCTATTTTGTCAGCTAATTCCAGATATATCTTTGCTTCCCTTGCCCTTGCATTTTTTAATCTTGCTTGAGCGTTCATGTATTTTATTTCTGAGTCATCTTTACTACATTCAGATTTTTTACTACTATATGCACCTGTCTTACGAATAGATGGTAATACTTCATCAGTAACCCAATCTTGAAATTTTTCAGCCTCTTCTTTTTGAGATTTAAAGATTAACTTATATACTCCACTCTCAGTTAAAAAATTCTCACCTGTATTATGTAACTTTCTAAAGTTGTACTTAGCAACTTTAGAATTTGTAAGTTTTATCACTTGCTTATCATTCATTTTACTTAATGCTGTTTTTACTCCACTTTCTGTAAGTTCTAAACATGTTCCACAATCATATGGGTTAAATAAAATTTCACCTTCAAACTCAAACACTTCTACTTCTTTTCCTTCAAATACCATTAAGTTACTACTCATAATTTCTTCCTCCTCAATTTTAATTTTCTAAAGTCAACACTACTGATTTTATAATTAATCTATACATATCACCTTCTGGTGCTACATTTACTTACAAAGTCTTAATTTTACTTTGTAAACAATGTATGTAATGTTCCATCACCCATTTTCAATGCATCTTAATTATTCGTATTCCTCCTTTATAAGTTCTTCTACTGGAATATCTAAAGCCTTGGATATTTCATATAAAGAAAGTCTTCTTGGTATACTTTTTCTATTTATAGCTCTTGATATTGTTGACTTTGACAGACCACACTCTTTTGATAGTTGATTCAATGAATAACCTTTCTTCAACATAGCTAAATCTAATACTTTAATATTTAATCTATAGCTCATTTTATATATCACCTCTCTCTATTTTTAGTTCCATTTCGGAACTTTATTTTTGTAATTTAATATTATCATTCCATTTCGGAATAGTCAAGATTATTTTTAATATTTTTTATTGTTTATCGTTCCATTTTGGAATTGAATGTTTTATAATATGATTATATAATTAAAGGGAGGTTAAAAAATGGGTGTTGGAGAATCAATAAAAAAATACAGACTTGAAAAAAATATTTCCAGACAGGAGTTAGCAAAAAAATTAGGTGTAAATATTTCTACAATTACACGTTATGAAAATGGTATAAGAGAACCTAATATAGATACTTTAATCAAAATAGCTAGTATATTTAGAATTAGTACAGATTTACTCTTAAAAAAAGAAACACTTTATGACATAGGGTATATAATCAAAGAAGAGCGAGAAGAACTGAGTCTTTCTTTAGAAGAATTATCAAAATTAAGTGGTATTGAAAAAGAAAAACTAGAGGAGTATGAAAATGATTTAATTCCAATTGAGGAAAATGATTTTACATCTATATGTGAAGCTTTTGATACAACACAATCAGAGATATTTAATAAATATTGCTTATACGATGAATATATACCTAAAATTTTTAACGGAGATGTAGTTAAATATGAAGAGTTTAAAAAAGCAGTTGACTTTGATAATCTTAGTGCGGCTAAAGAAAATAAGCTTTTAGCAAGCTTTAATGCTTTAAACAATATTGGGCAAAATGAGGCAATAAAAAGAGTGGATGAACTTACTCAGATAAATAAATATGTAAATAAAAATCACATAGATACAATAGCAGCACACAATGAACATTTACATGAAGAAGGAGAAATTGAAAAAATATATCAAGATTTAGATGATATGGATAATTGGTAAAATAGGTAGGTGGATTTATGAATAGTTATGAAAAGTTACTCTCTGAAGCAGATGATAATAATATTATTGTTAGAGAAGTTCCTTTAATTTCAAATTCTCATGGATTATATAAAAATAATAGAATAGCTTTAAATAAAAATACACTTAATAATATAAGTGAAAAAACTTGTGTGTTAGCAGAAGAACTAGGACATCATTATACTTCATATGGAAATATATTAGACCTAAATAAAGTCGAAAATAGCAAACAAGAATATAAAGCTAGATTAATGGCTTATAACAAGTTAATTGGTCTTAAAGGTATAATAGATAGTTTTAATGCTGGTTGTAAGACTATATCTGAAATAGCAGAATATCTTGGGATAACTGAAAAGTTTCTAAAGGAAGCTTTAGAATGTTATAAAAGTAAATATGGTATTTCAGCTACTCTAGATAATTATGTAATATTTTTTGAGCTAAGATTTAGTATTATGAATGCTAATTTTTTATAACGATTCATCAATACATCTAAATGAATTTTTGGTATAAAACAAAATCATTTACTAAAAACAAAAACCTTAAAATATAGTTTTGCATATAAAGCACTAACTTGAACAAAAATATCTATAAAGTAATTATTTTATAAATTCATTAGGTAAATATATATATATATATAATGAAAAGGAGGAGAATATCATGTGTAAAAATGTAATTTCATTTGTAAACATGAAAGGTGGTGTTGGAAAAACAACAATTTGTGTTAATATTGCGGGTCAGTTAGCCAAAATGAACAAAAAAATCCTGATTATAGATATGGATCCTCAAATGAACGCATCACAATATTTATTAAATTCCAAAGAAATAGAAAACCTAATAAATTCTAGAAGAACTATTTATAACTTATATAGAAGCTCTTTAGAAGAAGATATGTATAATATGATAGGTAGCTCCTCAAATGATGACATAGACAATGACAAGTCTTTAATTGTAAATATAAGAGACCATCTATCTATTGTTTGTGGTGACCTAAATATGAGTAAAGTAAAAGATAGTAATGGGACGATTTCAGATATTTTAAATCTATTTATAGAAAATAACAGTCTGAAAGGTGAGTACGATTTTATTTTTATAGATTGTCCCCCGACCCAGTCTATATACACAACATCTGCCTTTAAGGCCTCTGATTTCTATTTACTAGTAATAAAACCTGATTATTTATCAACAATTGGGTTATCTCTTTTCAATAATATAATAAGGAATTATAATAAAAGAAGATGTAAAGATAAAAAATTAAATTCCTTAGGAATAGTTATTAACCTTATACAAAAATCAAATATATATCATGACGAAAAAATAGCATACATAAAAGAAAAATTTAATTTTAATAAAGTATTTGAAACAGGTATAAATAATATTAGTAATATAGCAAAATCAAGTGAATCTCAAGAACTTATGTATGAAACAGTTGGATGTAAAAGAACTATAAAAAACTTAACAAAAGAATTTTTAGATGAATATGATAGGAGGTCAATAAAATGATATTATCTAATAGTATGTCAGAATTAATTAACAGATATTTAAATATTCAAAGTATTATTGATAAAAAGAATAATAACTTCAATGAAGAAGACTATATTGAAAAACTATTTGCAAGTAGTATGTTAAATAGACTTATACTGTCAAAAACAATCTTCAAGAAAAATAAAGAAATTGGTCCTTTTTTAGACTCATATTTTGATATACAACTTAGTAAATATGCTCTAAAATCTAGAACTCTAATTTGTGGTAAAGTAACAAAATATGTACTTGATATAAATGATAAAGAACAATTAATAGATTTTTTGAATACCATTTTTAATGTTTTAACTAAACTCGAAAAAAAACAAGATATATTTTCTAAGGATATTTATGATGTAATAAGAGAGATAAAATTATAGGTATGGATTTAATTACAGACTTTCAAAAGCTAGTAAGCGATAATACAAAACAATCTATAACATTCTTAGAAAATATATATAAATTAACACTTGAAGATAAACATTATGAATTTTATAAAAATATAAACAAGTATTACACTTTAATTACATTTTGGATTAATGCATTTAAATCTAATGTTATTAGTAATGATAAATCAATTCTTTTAGACAATATTCTTTTAGATTATTGTTCTCTTATGCATTGTGTGACATTAGGCGACATAAAATTAATAAATTTTTTATTTAGGAATATAATTGAAAGTATTTTAAGATATATTACAGATGAACTGGAAACAAAAGATTTAGAATCTCTTTTCAAAAAAATGAGTTCTGGAATTGTAGATAATACTGAAAAATACTTACTACAAACATACGCTTCACAAATAAAGCAAGTATATGATGATACATGTTTATACATACACACAGATATTTCTAAAATACAACAAAATCTTACGAATTTAATTGATTATAAATTAAACCTAGAAGAAAGCAAAATAGATTTTTTAAATAATACATTTAATAAAATGAACATTTCAATATTAAATATCTTGAGAATAAAATACTACCCTATTTATTTGGCAATGAAAGATAATGCTAAAGGATTTCATGATCAATTTATTCCTTTAGAAGACAAAATCAAATTTCAGAGATTCTTGAAATATAAATCTAACAATATGAATTGTTTTTAAATTTAATATACTTATTTTTATTAACAATTATCATTATAATTAAACTAGTTATTTAAGAGCAGTCAATCTGCTCTTTTATATAAACACCAAACAAACATACATTCTAAAAGGGAGGGATACTATTATGAAAGGTGGAGTAAGAAAAAGAAGTAACAAATGGTATTACTACTTTGACCTAGGCATAGTAGAAGGAAAAAGAAAAAAAGTAGAAAGAGTTGGAGGCAATACTAAAAAAGAAGCAGAAAAAGCCTTAAGAGAAGCACTAAATGAATATGAAAACTCTGGCATAGTATTTGAAGAAAGCAACATCAGTTTATCAGACTACTTAGACTTTTGGTACAAAGAATATGTCTTACTTAACTGTAAATACAACACTCAAGAAAGCTACCGAATAAACATAGAAAAACATATAAAGCCAAAGCTAGGAGCTTACAAAGTAAAAGCTTTAACTCCTGCAATACTACAAAACTTCATAAACAGAAAGTACAAAGAGGATTACTCTCAAAATACATTACAAGTATTAAAAGCCATATTACATAGGTCATTAAAATCAGCAGTCCATCCTTACAAACACATACGAGAAAACCCTATGCAATATGTAAGCATACCAAAAACTAAATCTAAAACAGAAACTAATAAAGTTAAAACTATTACATTAGAAGAATTTAATCAAATACTAAATATATTTCCTCAAGATTCATTTCAACGTATAGTTTTACTAATTGGATTTCATACTGGTATGCGAAGAGGTGAAATTATTGCACTAAAATGGGATAATATAGACCTTGATAATAAAACTATCACAGTAAAGCATACTCTGATTAAAAAGCCAAATGGAATGTTTGAATTAGGGCAACCAAAAACAGAAAGCTCTTGCAGAACTATATTTACAGGTGACACTTTAATAAAGGCATTAAAAGAACATAAATTATATCAAAAGAAAATGAAATTAAAATATGGAGAATTTTACTTTGATAGTGACTGGGTATGTACCAAAGAAAATGGTCAACAGGTGAATACTCACACTTTAGACACTATAGTAAGACAAATTCGAGTAGCTTTAAACAATGACTTCCATTTTCATTCTTTAAGACATGCACATGCTACTCTATTATTAGAAAATGGTGCTAACATTAAAGACATACAAAACCGTTTGGGTCATAGCCAACTATCAACTACAATGGATACCTATTCACATGTAACTGATAAAATGAAAAATGAAACTGTAGATATATTTGAAAAAATTACAAATTAGAGTTTGCCACCCAAAAATATAATACGGTGGCAAATGGGTGGCAAAATCTAATTTATCTATTTTAAAAGCTAAAATTATCAAATTTATATAGTCAGCTATACGCTTGTAATTTCAAGGCTTTAGAGTATATAACAACCATAACTAATATAAGGTATTAATAATAAATCTAACAAATAAAACTTAATATTTACTTAAGTTGTAATACTATTCTAAATTGTATAATTAAAATTTAATAAGTTCTTAATTATATAGTCATTGATTTATTTGCAAAAATAAAAAATGCCAATCTATCTCTAAACAACAAAAACTGAATACTAATAAAAATTTAATAAAAAATTTTATCAATATTCAGTATAAGTT